GGGGCCCCCGCCCCCCCCCCCCCCCCCCCACGACTCTCCTCCTGCACCCTCCTGCGCTCCAACCTGCGAAGGATCACCCTGCGATGAACCGTGAACAGCGACGCAAGTCCGGCAAGAAGGTCGACCCGATTGCCGCGCTCATCTTCAGCAACGCGCCTTGGTGCGGTACGGGCTACGGAACCCAGACCGCGCAACTGGCCGAGCGCATGAAGAAGGACGGCCACGAGACTGCGATCTCGGCCAACTACGGGCTCATGGGTATGCAGTCCGAATGGCGCGGGATGCCCATCTACCCGATGGGCTACGAGGCGTACTCCAACGACGTCGCCGCGGCGAACTTCGCGCATTGGCGCAAGCAGAACCCGCACCTGCCCGCGCACCTGTTCGTGATCTTCGACGCTTGGGTTCTCAAGGGCCCGCATTGGGACGAGATGCCGACGTCCATCTGGACGATGGTGGACCACCTCCCCTGCCCGCCTGCGGTCATCGACGTACTGAAGAAGCCCGCCATCACGCCCATCGCCGTGACCCGTTGGGGACAGCAGGAGATCGAGCGTCAGGGTGTCGCCGCGGAGTACATCCCGATGGCCATCGACACGAAGCTCTACAAGCCCACCGATACGTGGGAGGGGAAGCACGGGCGCGAGTTGATGGGCCTGAACCCGGATCGCTCCGAGTTCGTCGTGAGCCTCGTCAACGCGAACAAGGGCGTTCCTGGCCGCAAGGCGTGGGGCGAGAACCTCCTCGCCTGCGCCATCTTCGCCAAGCGCCACGATGACGTGCGGATCTACATCCACACCGAGCGCTACGGCAACACGGGCGGTCAGCAGTTGGACCCGCTCATCAAGGCGGTCGGCTTGGAGGAGCACCAGTTCCGGTTCGTCAACCAGTACGCGAACCACACGGGCATCCCGAACGAGGCGATGGTCGCGCTCTACACCGCGACGGACGTCCTGCTCGCGTCCACCTACGGCGAGGGGTTCGGCCTGACGACGCTGGAGGCCGCCGCGTGCGGCACTCGCGTCATCGCCAACAACTTCTCCGCGCAGCCGGAGATGGTCAGCGAGGACTCATGGCTGACCGATGGGCAGCCGTGGTGGGACGCGCCGCAGTTGGCGTGGTGGAACATCCCGAGCGTCCCGTCCATCGTGGCCGCGCTTGAGGAGGCATACGCGAAGGGCCAGTCCCGCAGTCAGGCGCAGATCGACCACGCGGCGACCTACGACGCGGACCTGATCTTCAAGGACTACTGGCGCCCGTACCTCGACAAGATCGCCAAGGCGGGACCGACTACCGGCCCCGTGGTGATCCCCGAGTCTCAGACCCGCTCATGGGTCCGCAACGAGGGCAACAAGGACCCGCGCCTGACCATCTACGTGCCGACGTTCCGCCGGCCTGAGCTGCACAACCTGCTTGCCTCCCTCGCCCCGCAGATCGACGAGCGCGTGGAGGTCATCGTCTCCGACAACGACCCGAACGGGTTCGGCCTGTCGGCGGTAATGGCCACCCTCGACCACACGAAGGCGCGCGTCGTCTACTCCACGCGCGGCGCGAACATCGGCGGCGAGGCGAACATCCTGCGGGGCTACGAGGCCGGAACTGCGGACTGGGTATGGATCATCGGGGACGACGACACGGTGCTCCCTGAGGCCGTCAGCGACGTCCTGGAGGCCATCGACCACGATGACCTGGACCGCCTGATCCTGCTGTCCCGCAATGCGCCGTCCAACGCGGCGGGCATGGTGGGCACCCTCGCGGAGATCGCCGCGCACGAGCCCGCGCTGCCCATCGCTGCGACGCTCATCAGCGCGAACGTGGTGCGCCGGCGTGCGGTGGACCTGGAGTGCGCACACAAGAACTTCGGCACCATGTACTCGCACTCGTTCGCGCTCACGTCCTGCCATCGGGTCAAGGTGCTCGCCGCCCCGTGCATCACGGTGGGCACCGGCCACGTCAACCAGTTCTCGGACCTCGCGGGGTTCAAGGGCGACGTCGGCAAGGTCTGGACCGAACTGCTTCAGCTCTCCGGCGTCACAGCGTCGGACGAGTCCTTCCGCTGGAACTTTGCGAGCGTGGCATGAGCCGCCTCGTCGGCATCACGGGGGCATCGGGACAACTCGGCATCGCGCTCCAGCGCCGGTTCCCGCGGGCGATCCCCATCGGGCATCGGATGCCATCGGAGCGGGTGGACCTCCTGATCCACGCAGCCTGCCCGGTGTGGACGGACGAGCACAGCATCACCGAGTTCGACCGCTTCAACCTCGCGGTGCGCCAGTACATGAACACCTTTGAGGGCACCCGGATGGTGAACGTCGGGTCATGGTGGCAGTTCGCGGAGGGCGACTGCCGCGGCCTGTCCTACACGAAACTGAAGGACCGCCAGCAGGAGATGTTCCCCGAGGCCACGCACCTCATCGCGTACTCGATCTACGGCCATGAGAAGGGCTTCGTGAAGGCGGTCCTCGACCACATCACGGGCGGCCCGAAACTGCCGAGCGTCGGCACCCAATGGCGCGACTTCGTGCACGTCGACGACGTGGCCACCGCAGTCGAGGTCGCGGCGGGTCTCACGGGGACGTGGGCGGCCTGCACCAAGGAGCCGGTCCGCACCGACTCGCTCCTGTCCGCGTTCGGCGTCGACCTTCCCATCGTGGAGCAGTCGCCGACTGCGGATCTCGTCTACAAGCACCCGGTGATCTCGACGGGCCCGAGTCGGGTCCATGAGTTCATCGCTGACACCATCGCCGCTCGCGCCCGACGCGCGTGGGCACAGCAGCGCGACGACTGGAGGGCGGCCTAGTGATAACGAATGGCTACGCGACGCTTGCGGAGGTCAAGTCCGCGGCGCGCATCCTCGACGCGGTGGACGACGCCCTGCTGGAGACCGCCATCGAGACCGCCTCGCGCATGGTCGACGGGTACTGCGAGCGCCGGTTCTTCACCAACGGCACCGAGACCCGCACCTACGCGCCGTCCGACTACTTCACGCTCGAGGTGGACGACATCGCCACGTCCACGATCACCCTGGCGACCTCGAGCACGCTCGACCAGACCTACGACGTGACGTGGAGCGCCTCGGACTTCCAGACGCACCCGCTCAACGCGACGGTCTCCGGCATCGCCGCCCCGATCACCAAGATCCGCGCGACCGGCACCTACCTGTTCACCCCGTACCGTGGCGAGGCAACCGCGCAGGTGACCGCCGTGTTCGGCTACGGCACCGCGGTGCCCACGCAGATCAAGCACGCCACGATGCTCCTGGCAATGCGCCAGTTCAAGCGCTACGACTCCCCGACCGGCGTCATCGGCTTCGGCGACTTCGGCCCCGTCCGCGTCGGCACCCGCCTCGACCCCGACGTGGCGATGATCCTGAACCCGTTCCGCAAGTCCGCGGTGGGTGTGGCGTGAGCCTGTCGACGCTGCGCGACGGGCTGGCATTGAACCTGTCGACGATCCCCGGCCTGCGCACCGCGGCCTACGTGCCCGATCAGATCACGCCCCCCGTGGCGATCCCGATCCCCACGGGCATGACGTTCGACTCCACCTTCTGCCGCGGTATGGACGAGTACGCCTTCACGATCCTTGTCCTCGTCGGCTCGGTCTCCGACCGCGCCTCGCAGGCGCTCATGGACGGCTACTGCGCAGCCTCCGGCTCGACCTCGATCAAGGCGGCAATCGAGGCTGACAAGACTCTCGGCGGTGCAGCGTTCGACTGCCGGGTGCAAGAAATGCGCAACTACCAACAGACCCCGGTGGGGGATCAGATGTACCTGTCAGCGGAGTTCACCGTTCAGGTCTACGCACAATAAGGAGCCACCATGGCCAAGCAAGTCATCACTAACCCGGTGATCGTCATCGGATCTGGCACCGTGTCGGCGAACTGCGCACAGGTGACCATCAACCTCACCGCCGAGGACGTCGACACGACGAACTTCGGCTCGCTCGGCTGGAAGGAGCGCGTCGCCGGTCTCAAGGACGGTTCCGTCAGCTTCGAGTGGCAGAACGACTACGCCGCTGCGGCGCTCGACTCCACGTTCTTCCCGCTGCTCGGCACCGCCGTGGCGTTCAGCATCAAGCCCGCGTCGACTGCCGCCACCGGCTCGTCGAACCCGATCTACTCCGGCACGCTGCTCGTCACCGAGTACTCGCCCGTGGACTCCGCGGTCGGCGACCTCGCCACGTTCAGCACCACCTGGCCGACCGTCGGCGCCGTCGCGCGCGCGACTGCATAACCCAGCCTGAACCCTTACCTGCGAAGGAGCCTGCGCCATGCTGAATCCGATCACCTTCACCGTAGAGGCCGAGTCCGGCCCGCTCACCGTCACGGCGGGCGGGTCGGACTATGCCGCCTACGAGGACCGATTCGACAAGCCGATCATCAACGCGATGGCAGGCGGTCAGTATCGGGCCTACGTGTTCCTCGTCTGGCACGCGATGCACCGTCAGAAGTTGACGGAGCTGACATACGAGGAGTTCCTCGACACGACGCCGCAGTTCGGCGCTCCTGAGAATGTCGAGGAAGTCGTCCCTTTGGAGAGCACAGCACCCATTGGCTGATCGTCCACCTTGCGTATGAGTTCCACCTTGCGCCCTCTGTGGTGCTCGCGGAGACCCCTCGTATGCAGACGACGATGATGCGCTACCTGCGGTGGCGTGCCAATGAGATGCG